GGAAATTATGTGCTGCAAATTTTAAATTATTAGCTCCTAAATCAGTACCGGAAATTGTAGTCTCTTTTGAAACAATTCTCTTTAATACATCGCTGTATTTGATAATCTGAGTTGTACTTGCATTAGAAACTATATCCAGATCAACTGAATCATTAATACCAAGATTATGTGTAGCCGCAGTGGAAACGACAACATCTTGCTTAATAACATCACCCTTTAGTGAACCATAATTGGTGAGAAAACTCTGATAAGCACCAGATCCAGATGATGCAAAATAAAGTAAATTACTTACTGAACCAATGCCAGTAAATGTTCCAGTGCTACCAATTCCAATAGGATAGGTAGAAATTCCAATTAAATTATCATCAAACTTTGCAACATAAACAGATGCTCCCGATACAAGATTGGAAGTTGTTATCCCATTAGTTGAGATTGAAATTTGAGAGTTATTATATGAATTATAGATTAATTGGTCATTGGTGTTTAGATTATGTGATGGTAAGTAGATAGACCTTGTGGGAACTGTAATTGTAGTGCCCCCAACACCCGGATTAGAAAAATAAAGAGTGCTATTAATACCAATTCCATATGATAAACCAATAGCAACACTTTCTTTTGGGTTAAAATAAAGTTCTTTATTGATTATTCCGGTTTTTATGCCAATTTTATTGGTGATCGTGAATTTTCTTGGAATTTCTGTAACACCTGTTCCAACTTGATGGGTTGTTAGACCAACTGTTCCGTTAACAGAGCGTAATACCTTAAGTCTAGAGCTAATTTTATCAACATTTAAGACTTTTATTTGCTCATTATTGATCCGATAAACGTCATTAGCGGAAATTACTTCATCTTCTAGATTTCCGAGGACACTAATGAAAGTTACAATACCAGTTGTTGCTGTTGATGCGAGACCAACGGATAAAATGAGCTTATTTTCTGTAATTTTAACGGTATCTGATTGATTTTTACCGTCATAGCCCATTACAAACACAAAATCTCCATTATTGAAGAGATGTGAAGTGCTGCCATAACCAACAATCGTATTATTTTTCGAGATAAATTCAATATTTTCTCGATAATTCAGGCTGGAAGCAATACTTGTTACTGATTTACCATTAATTTTGGAAATTCTTGCTAAATTATCATTCTCAATGATGACTTTATCATCTACCTTGTAATTTTCACCAGATGAAATGACTGAAATGCTATCAATTTTGGCAGGATTTACTGATTTTACACTAAAAGGTCCATTTTTTGTCTGGTAAGGCAAGAAAAATCCATTATAAGAGGTGAATTCGGAGTTTAGATTATAAGGGTTGGTATTTCGTAGAAGATTTAAATCGTTTAAATCTAGATTTGTTTGATTTGAATTGATGTCCGAATTGAATTCAATCGGTTTAGAGTAATAAGTATTGCCGATAACGTAAGGAAATTTGGGTAATTTATAACCATTCGGTGAAAAATTTGCCTCAACTGTTGCAAAATACGCATAAGTTCCATTTGGAAACTCAGGTGTCACACAATAACGACCATTATGTTCGTCCAAATCAGAATTTCCAACAAACTTATAATCCTGAACAAAGAAGCCCAAGGGATAAATTATAGGACTAACTGGTCTGCCCTCTATATTGAGTTCTGTAATGGTCTTTAAAATGTATCCGCTGGTTAGCTGTTTTACTGAAGTAGCATTAAATCGACTAGAATAACCATAAGGACCGTAAATTGGATTACCATCATAAGCCCAACCTAGAATTGGGGAGTGATTTGTAGAATCAATTTCATTACCATCAGTATCCTTGCTCAAGTCTGGTTGATAAATTATAGAGTCATTGACAATAGACTTTGAATAGGTAGATTCACGCAGTTTTCTTGAGGTGAAAAGATTATAATACTGAAGGCCAAATTTACCATTAGAAATAAAACTATCGTTATCACTAAAATATCCAACATCAGAAAACCGTTTTACGTTGTTAACGCGCCAAGGCTTTAAATTTGTTTGAAATTTAACCCCACTTCCAGCAGAAACTACGGTTATACTTGTCTTATCTGTAGTATAATTAAAGCCGCCTGAGATGACTTTTACCTCAACAATCTGACCATTTTGAATGATTGGTGTTAGCTTTGCATTAAATCCATCACCATTAACAACAATGTCGGGAATAGAAACATAGTTAGAGCCCCCAGACTGTATGACTATGTTGATGATCTTCCCATTACTAATGATGGGTTTCAACTGTGCCCCAGTTCCCTTGGAAACAGTGATTGTTGGGCTTTGATTGTAATTTAGAATCTCACCTGAGCCGTAAAGTCTACCACCATCTTGGATAGTTACACCAACAAATTCACCTCTAAAAATAGGCTGAAGAATGGCGGAAAAAGATGTACTGATTCCAAGTCTACCATTAATTGCTACTGTTATCGGCAAATAAGACAATGTTTGAATTGGATTGGGCCTGAAAAATGTTACATTAACGTACTGCTTAGTTCGATAATAAAACTCAGGGTCAGTACCGGCATTAATTTCAGATAGGCGTAGATTGCTGTCGTCAATAACAGTCGCATAATAGCTACCGTTGTTAACCAATCCAAAGGAGGGTAAAATAGATGAACTGTAAACTACAATTTCACCACTTTTGAAGTTGTGATTTGGAACATTAAAAATACCAGTGATTGTATTAATACCAATGATTCTATCTTTACGGTACTCATAATTCTCACCCGATTCTAGAACACTGATAGATGAAACTATTTTTTTCTTATTAACCGCCTGAATGGCCTGGACACCTATTCCATAAGATGTTAGGTTGATGCTATTAATACCTGTTACAGCATCTTCTTGACTCTTATGAAGAGTGATTGTTGTAGGTGTAGAGGTGTAAACGAAATACTTTTCACTATCCTCCAGTCCACCAATTTGTGTTTGGTTTGATGCTTGATAGACAACCTCTTCTGCATTGCGAAATTTATGAAAGGTTGAAAACCCTATGGTCTCTGTTCCAATTTCAACATCGGATTCAGCATTAAAGTATTCAGTATGAACAACATCAACTAAATTTGCAGTGGCTGATGCGTTTCTACCGTTTCCACCTGAAATGATAATTTTAGGCTCATCAAGATAATCAAAACCACTGTTAATAACATTAATTTTTGTAAGATTACCTTTAATATTTGGATGAATTACGGCATTAATACCAACAGCATCAGTTACCGTAAGACTTGGTGGATTGATAATGTCATAATTCTCACCGGGAGAAGTTATAACAACCTTACTAATAGGACCATAAAAAATCTGATCATTTGACTTATAGTTTAAAAGTTCAACCCCATTATTAAAAATACCAATGGTTGAGAGTGGGGTGTCTTGCTTCTCTGTTGCAATTTCAGGAATGGAAATTTTTCTTATTAAATTCTGAGGCTGTAATTCTTTTGAATCTAATGAAGAATCAGTAAAATTGAAAAACTCAAATGTTCCGTCAACAACTCCACTAAACGACAAATAACTTTGCTTGCTGATATTTTCACGACTTAGTGACAACCGGAAACTATTAAAAGAATCTCTCTTGATAAAATAGACACCTGATGATAAAGTGTTATTATTTGAGGTAAAGACGACACTATCACCAGTATAATAAGGATGATTTTCTAGAGTTATCGTATTAGTAAAAGTTCCTACAACATCTAATTTACCTGTATTGATTGTAATACCATCGGTATATGAAGGCAGGGATGGGGATAAAACAAAAACGTTTTTATCTCCATCTACAAATGTGTTTTGAACGTTAGTTGAATAGGTACTGAGATTTGGAAAATTGATGAAGTTTCCTTTTGAGATTTTTCTACGAATAGTATAAATCGTTTGTAAATCAATCTGCTGTTGTAGTCTGATGGTTATTGCCTTACTGTTAAGAACAGCGACAACTTCACCTGCAAATTCAATGCTTGACGGAGGAATTAATGAAACGGAATCGCCTAAATTAAAAATATGCTCATCAATTGTGGTCACACTATAAAGATTGTTACCACTATCAACAAGTTGAATGGAATTAATCGAATAAGTCAAAGGAATGTTAAATTTCCATTCATTTGCCTTTAAGTCTGTTGATGGATAGCCTAGGGTTTCAATTTGAAATTTTTCTGTTGGTTTAAAGGCATAATTCTCATCAGTAAATTCAATATCTTCCAATACACCAGTAATTCTTAGTTTAATGATCGCACTATCTTGATTATAACCATAAGCAAATGTATTATAGCGTAATGCGGTTCCTGAAGTGACGGAACTATTAATGCCACTACAACCAAGAAATTGATTGAGAGTCTTATTGGTATATGCAACAACTAAAGAATTAATTATTAATGTACCACTAACAGGGAAACCTACTGTACTATCAACATCAATAAAGGTTGATCCTTGGGATACATCTGTTGTTATGAGAGTTTGTGGATGTATTGTAAAATCGCTCTTGATTGTACCAGCAACATCAATGTCCTTATCATAATCAAAGTCAAGACTAATTAGAAAATACTCCTTACCTGCACGAAGAATCTTTTCAACATAAGTAATCGTTCCTCGGGCTTCTTCAATAAAACCATCAGTATCTTGATAGATCGTCCCATTAATAAGTTCAGTCGGATTGCCGCTTAGGGCCTCAACGACGAGTTTTTTGGCAACACGGTATTGTGCATTAGAAGCAGAGAATAGTTGATCTCTAGGAAGAATCAATTCAACAGTTTTACCAAAAAGTGCAGCAAATAAGATTCTAAAAGATTCTGCGGTTCCTTTGGATTGATAGAAATCCTTAATTCTTTTTAGGAAGTTACTATCATTAACCTCAGAATAAAATTCTCGATTCTCAAATCCAGGGGCAATTTTTTGTTTTGTTTTTAAGAAGAATTGTTTTAGAAATAGAAGTGATAGATTTTCAACTTCAGCATCATCTTCGTGTTCTGAGGCTGAAGTTGTACTGAATACAAGTTCATTTGCAGTGATCTTATCAATTCCACTAAACCCCCTTACACATCCCTCAAAGGTGGTTGCAGTTTTTGAGGTATAAGTGATAATCTCATCATCAATTTTAATTAGACCATATGAGTCAGAAAATCCTTGAGTTGAATTGACTGTTATCGTATCATCATCGGAATCAATAGAAGATGAAAGAATTGCAGTGTCATCTAGATCAAAAAATGAATCAAGATCCAAGTATTCATCTAAATTTTGAACTATCTTGTCGCTATTATTGGAAACATAATACTGCTTAAGAAAATCCGCCGCCAGGGGATATTCCTCTCTAACATACTGAGGGAGTTGATTTTCTACAATCTTGGATAGTTCAATTTTCATATTAATTGATTACTAGGTCTCCATTGAGATAGCTGGATGTTGAAACGTAATTAACACCTGAAATGTCATAACCAGAAGAGATTGTATCAGAAAGCATATTCACCTTACTTGAGTTAACATCAAGCTGCAAATACAGATCCTGTAGTCCGATAATATCATTCGATTTTGAGATTGCACTAACTTGAATAATACTGTCAAAACCTACTTTTTTCTGAGTGCTTGTTATATTTATTGGGTTCAAAATCAATTCCCCTTTAGTATAATCAATCGTCCCAACGTTATTTCTAATAATGACAGGTTGTTGAGTTGCATCTAGTCTAAAGATAAAAAGTGTCCCTTTTTCTGCATCCAATGGTAAGTCGGAAAGATACACATCAGAACTAGAACCAGAGATTCTAAATGCTGATGTTTTTATATTGTATCCGGTTTGTTTATTGATATGAAAGGCATTACCAAAACAAATCTCATAGGAGGCAAAACGATTAGTTTCTACTCTCATATCTCGACGCATTGACATCTTTGTGATGTTAGATGTTATAGCCGCATCGCTATCATCAATGATTTTAAGAAATTTACTATACTTAAATCTTGCACCATACTTGTTCAATTCCGAAGAATCTGCATAAGAAACAATGTTATTGAAAATTGTTGTCTTGAGAACATCTGGTGATGTAGTAAAGTTAGAATTATAATAAGCGACGGTATCAAATTGAATATAGAGGTACTTAAGATCAATAATTTCAGGAACAATTCCACCAACTGAATATTTTCTTAAGATTGCCTTGATGTTGTCTTTGACTGTGTTAGAAACAAAAGGTCCGTTGATTGGCTTAATTGAGATAAAAACTCTACCAAATTTTGGAGGATTTAGTGTTTCACCACCAAAGGCTGAAACAGATTCTGCCTCAGGATAAATCTGAGGGATGATTGCCTCATAATCTGCGGGTGTTACAGCCCTTTGTTGAGTAGAATAAACCAGGGGCGCAAACTTTTTGATTGATGAAATACTTTCAATCTCTTTACCACCAAATGATGCGGTATTTACTGATATTGTAGAAATAACCGAATTAACGACGCCGCCGTTATTATCAAAAATTCTACCAGCAAAGTTCATTGAAGGAATTCCATTGGCTTCTTCACCACCACAAACAATATAAGAAATCTCAATAAGACTATTTGTTTCTAGTTTTTTACCAAAGATGCCATCACCAAAGAACACCTCATAACGTTCATCCTCTACTTCTTGTATGAAATAAGACTTTGATGTAGAGTCCACATTAAAAAGTGTGGGAGCAAAGGTATATTTCTGCGTTACAGTTGTGGCAGGGTTTTCTTTA